TATCAAAGTAGCCACGATCAAATCCTCGTTGCCACTCTTTACCTGCCACAGATGTTGGAACGTATTGATTCACAATCCATCCGTGTCTGAAAGCTTTATAGCCCTGTTCAAATTGAATACGCAATGGTGCAGATCGTTCAGACTTGACTTGCATGTTATTCCCCTGTAGGTTTATCGCCCTTGATGAGTTCACCAATCTCTTCAAACTCACCAATATAGATACTAAGAAAAGGCAACTTAAGTAGTATACCACTATAAGAGAACAACTTATCCTGTGGTCCACCATCATCTATGATGTGACAGATGGTGTCATTGAATTCAATATCTAGCCCAATGCCCTGCCTTAGTTCTACAACTATCATGCAGCTTTACCCCATACATCATCCCATGTACCAGTGGTAGCACCCTTGCTGTAGTCTGTTACACGCTGCTCAAAGAAGTTGGTGTGGCTAACACCAAGCATACCATCTACCCACGGCAGAGGGTTCTTCTTAATCTTATAGATGCCTTTCATCCCCATAGAGATGAGCCTACGATCTGCAATGTAGCGGATGTATTGCTTCACTTCTTCTTTCGTAAGCTTCTCGACCTCGACCATCGAAAAAGCCAGATCCACAAACTGATCCTCCAGACCCACCATTTGATCTGCAATTTCCTTGATGCGGTCCGAAGTCGTTTCATCCTGATGGTGCTTAACATACTCACGATAAACCTTAATCATACCTTCAGCATGCTGTGTCTCATCCACTATGGACCAAGCAATGATCTGACCTAGTCCTTTGAGTTTACCATTCCTTGCAAAGTTTAACAACATAACAAAGCTAGAGAATAGCTGCATGCCCTCACCGAAGGCAGAGATGGCAGCAATCTTCTCAGCCATTGGTGCTGCACTAAGATTGTTAATGTAGTCATGCTTCTGCACCATCTCTCCATACTGTAGGAATTCATTGTATGTAGACTCAGGCAAGCCTAAGGTTTCAATGAGGTGGGCATAGGCTGCTACATGCAGGGCTTCCCTACTGGCAAAGCCACTCATCATCATCCTCACCTCAGGCTGCTTGAATATAGGGATGTAGTGGTCATGATAACCACTGCCAATATCCAAGTCGCCTTGTACAAAGAAGCGCAAGATCTTTGTTAGAAACTCCTGCTCATGGCTGCTCAGTTTCTTGTAGTCTTTAACATCCTCAGACATAGGCACTTCTGTATGAAGCCAATGGCTCTGCTCATGCTGCAGCCAAGCATCATAAGCCCAAGGATATTTGAAAGGTTTGAATGTTGTACGCTCTTGCGTAATGTCTGTCTTAGTCTTTACCATATCAACCTTCACATGCTAAACAAGTTTCACCTTCTGCCACCTGCTTCAAATCAATGTCGTCTTCAATACGCTGACGCTTGATCTGAGCACCCACCTTATCTGCTTTACGCACCTTCTCTGAACGAAGATAGTATAAGCTTTTCAGTCCACTCTTCCAAGCAAGGAAGTGAATGGCATGTAGATATTTAATGGATACATTGGCATGGAAGAACAAGTTAATGCTCTGGCCTTGGTCAATGTATTTCTGTCTGTCTGCTGCAAGCTCAACCAACCAACGCTGATCAATCTCCATAGCAGTCTTAAACACTTCCTTCAAGTTGTCAGGAATGTCTAGGTGCTGTACAGATCCTTCGTTGCTGATGATGGATGCCCATGTGTCATCATCGTCCATACCCAGTGCAGCAAGTTGTGCTTTCAAGAACCTATTCTTGTATACGAATGCTCCGCTGAGTGTGTCCTGCCTAAATACATTTGCTCTGTAAGGCTCAACCGAAGGGCTAGTATTCCCCATGATAAGGCTGCTACTAGCGTTAGGGGCAATAGCAGTATGATGACTAAACCTTCTACTAATATTGCCGTGACCAGCATCGACACAACTACCACGCTGCTGCTCCAAGACAGAGTCAGCAAGTAGACACGAAGAATGAATGTGCTTAAAGATTTCATTGTTATAACTCTTAGCCATCACACCATCGATGGCTACACCTTTCTTTTGTAATAGGGCATGGAAGCCTAGAGTACCAACACCAATGCTACGCTCCATCATTGCGCTGTACTTAGCCCTAGCAATTGTTGATGGTGCTTTGTCGATGAAGTATTGCAAGACATTGTCTAGCATTTCCATAACATCCAAGATGAATTGCTTGTCATTCTTCCAGTCATCATAGTATTCTAGGTTGAGAGAAGACAAGCAGCACACTGCTGTTCGTTTCTCGTTAGTTGGTAGAAATATTTCTGTACACAGATTGCTACCATTAATCTTCAAGCCTTTGTCACTCAACCACTTAGGCATAGCCTTGTTAGCTGTGTCAATGAACACCAAGTATGGCTCACCTGTCTGCATGCGAAGGTCTAGGATTTTCTGCCATAAATATTTAGCAGACACTGTCTCCACCACTTCACCATTAGCAGGGTTCTTAAGTTGAAAGCTGTCATCAAAGTCAGGATCTTTCATGGCCTTCTCAATGATGGTCATGAATTCATCAGTGATGTTGATGCCGTGATGCAGGTTTAGTGTGCGTACATTCTGATCACCAGTGGGCTTACGCATCTCCAGAAACTGGATGATGTCAGGGTGGTGAATGTCTAGGTAGGCAGCATAGCTACCTCGTCTTGTACGGCCTTGACGATAGGCCAAGGAACTGGCATCGTAGATTTTGAGGTGGGGCATAACACCAGTAGACTTATCGTCACCATTGCGGATACCAACATGAACCCCAACACCACCACCATACATGGATAGCCAGTTAGTTTCTGATAGGTTATCGACCAAGCCTTCTGCACTATCATCCATGTAATTAAGGAAACAGCTAATAGGGAGGCCACGCTTAGAGCGACCAAAAGATAGGATAGGTGTAGAGTAGCTAAGCCAGTGCTTGCTACTGTAGTCATACAGTCGCTGAGCATGTTCCTGATTAGACGCAAACGATTCCGAAACATAAGCAAATCTTTCTTGAGGACTAACTTCTTCATCCTTCATATAACTTTCTCTCAATCTCTGGATGCCTAGTTCATCGAACAAACTATCCCGAGACAGGTCAATACTGACCTTAAACTTTGCCATAAAAATACTCCTGCTGTGGTGGAAAAAATAGGAGCCGAAGCTCCCGAAAGGAAAGGTAGTTATACCTCAGTTGACTTCTACTTGCCAGTTACAAATAGAGATGGGAACAAGTTAGTTAGCACTGTCTTACATTGGTCTGCTACATCACGATGTTCTTTCTGTGTTGCTTTGTCGCAACGAATATCAACGTAGTGCATCCAACTTCTCAGTGTACCATTCATGTACATTCTACTGGTGGTTAGTCCTTCAGGCAACACCTTTCGTGCTACCTCCTTGGCTATACCAAGGCTCAATGCAGCCTCATAGGACCGCCTAGAAGCCACCAAAACATCTGTCTGTAGCTCATCCCACACCGCCATCAATTCTCGGTCCTGAACGGCTATAGAGTTCTGTCTGTTCTTGTTATCCTGTAGCCTCACCTCACTGGTTTCATAGCGTGAGGAAATGGCATAGCGTTGTGAGAATTCTTGGAAGCTAAAGCTACGATGTCGCAATATCTGTCGTGCAATGTCACGGGTTGTCGTAATTTCCATGCACACATTCACCATCTCAAATGGACTCCAGTGTTTGTTGTCCATCAAATACTTCAGCAGCTTAGGTGCTGTGTCAGGGTTGTCCTGATTCTCTGGGTTGCTCACCCTCGCCATGTACGCTATCAGGTGTTCCGCATTTGGTGTAGCCCAGATCAGTGTTACCGACATATTTCTTTCCTTCTTGAATGCCATTCTTGATGGCTGTCATTATACCCAAGCTCAGTAGGATGTCACGCTCTTCCACTGTTAAATCAAATGTATAGGTGGCACTACCATCTTCATGTTCTTCTAGTAATATTACATTCATTTCTTTTTCCTTTCTGCTTTCTCTTCTTCTGTCTTCACCTTATGACAAGGCTTACACATCACTTGTAGGTTTTCTATCTCACAGAAGATGCGGTTAATAAAATCATCCCAACTAACAAACCCTGTCTTAGGATCTACCACTGGCAGCTTATGATCTACTTGAACATCTGCTGCAACAAAGTGTTTCTTACACTTGGTACATTTGTAATGCATCGCAAGCTTACCAGTCTTCTTATTTTCTTTCCTACCTACAAAAGCTTCTTTGAGTGCTTTATATTTAGGAGGCCAACGCCTAGATGCAGCTCTCAGTGCAGAGGTGACAAAGCTTCTGAACCTAGCGTCAGTCCATTCACCACCATTCCTTTTTTTATTATCTACCAATTGGTGTATCTACTAGATGCGACATGTCAGCAGCATCGTAATGCACAAATAGATCTCTGGCTATTGCCAGTGCTTCGTCAATATCTAGAGCAACAAACTCAGAAAGATACTTATCGTATTCTCCCTCAGCTACATGCTCAACAACAAAGCCATTACTGGCTTCTCTAATGGTTACTGAATTAACTTTCATTCTAGTCCTTCGATATCAACGAAACTAAAGATGACATCTTGTGCATCCATTCGTTCCAACGAAGCAGTTAAGTTTTCAGTGATGGCTTCACTCAGCACTTCCTCATTCAAGTAAACATTGGGTAGGTCTTGTGGTTTAAATAATACCTTCAGATGGATGTCAACAGATATCATAATCGTTCCAGTCTTTCTTCTACCAACCTAGCATAACCAATGATGTCATGCCATGAGTCATGATACCAAGGATCACCATTCACAATGCGAGAGATTTTGTTACAGATGAGATCAAGGCTTTCCTTCATATCATCATCCATCTCTTTCCACTCAGCACCAG